TCGAATCCTAGATCGTTGAAAGCCTTCCGATTTGATTCGTAGTAAGCATGATGCGCGGTAGGAAAATCCGGATAAACTTCGAGCGCCTTTTCGTATTCGCCATTTTGAAAAAAATCAAAAGCCGCGAACGTGCTTTGAAGTTTTTCAAGTATTTTTTCCGGATTTTGATAGGCGTTTTTGCGGTCTTTCACTTCCGAAGAACGTTTAACCAAAAACGTATCTCCGTAATAAGTAAAATTGTCTTTTACGATTTCGCCCCCGCAAGCCTCGATTAAGCCGCAAAACTGTTTGCGAGTCCATGTATTAATATGGTCGGGGCTGTAATAGAATTCGATATCAAAGCCGGCAACACCAGGATTTCGAAGGGATCCGAACCACGTCGGAACGCTGATATATAAAACTCCGTCGTCTTTCAGCGCGTCGATATATCGTTTTAATTCGACGTCCGGATCTACCATGTGTTCAAGCGTTTTATACGATACGATTAGATCATATTTTTTCGAGTCGTCGAAATCGTCTTTAAGTTCCAGGCCGAACATATGATAAGCATTTCGAACGAACGAACGTGTTAGTTCGACGCCGTTTAAATCGGCTTCGGGAAAATGGCCGCGAAGCCAGTTTAAGAACATGCCAAAGGCCGAACCGATTTCGCCAATTACGGGTTTTTCGTTTCCGGATTGCTTCCATTCGTTAAATGTATCGGCTAGAAAAAACGCGTGATAATGGAGTTTTCTTTCGCCCGTGTAAAGGTTGTTGATTTGTGGCGGATTGCGATAATCCTTTTTGTAATAGGCGATAATCTCGGCTTTGGTTTTGTATTTTTCCGGATACGAAACAAACCCGCAATTCATACAAAGCGACATACCGGCAGGTTTCAGGCGGTATTGATCAACGTTTTTCCAGTTTTCCGATTCACGACAAATTGGACATTGCATCGGTTACGTTCCTTTTAAAAAAGCGGGTTAACTCTTCAAATTCTTCCGGCGTCGCCGCATGATCGCAATCGCGGTACTTTTTACCGTTCCAAGTGATCACGTCGCCGAAATGAAAATGCTTTTCGATCAAGCGGCAACCATATTTCTCGATTGCCGTTTTGCAGTTATCGATTCCTAACGTATGATCTGAATAGCCAATTTCAGAATTAAAAAGCAGGTTATAACGTAGGATATTATCGAAATTAACCGATTCAACTAAATAAGGGGTTACGAACATTTTCGACATTCGATTAACGGCCCTAATTCTTTCTGGTGCAATGTCTTTTAATTCGGGAATAGATATAACCGTCGAAACGTCGTTTCGCGCTCGAAGTTCTTCGATCGAATATTCGCTGAATTGTTTCCCCGATATTTTAAAGTGCATGTTCTTGTTGATCTTGTTCAGTAACAAGTGTTTCGTCCCGAAATGCGAAAAAAACACTTTAACGCCGATCGTTTTTCCATACACATAACAATTAAAATATTGTTCGGTTGTAAATTCGCAAGCGCGGTAAAAAGCAGGGTCCATCGTTCCGTAATGGCTAACGACGTTCGCGTCGATCGCTTGCATTTTGACGAAGTCGGCTCCACAAGCGCGCGCCTTAAAAATTAATTCCTTAGCTTTTTTCAGAGAACCGAAATGATGGTTTCCAATTTCGGCTATAACCCCTGTTAAGCTAGAATGTTTTGGATTGGATAAATCTTTCGAGTTCAACTTGTCCCCGTCGTTTTTCTTGAATAAATTCCGAATAAAGATGTTTATTTTTATCGTCGTAAAGTGGGTTAGGGTTCTTTTTACGATAAATTTGTTTCAGCGTATCGTCGATCGATTTTTGAATTCTTAGGAAAAAAATCGCTATTTTTTCCGTGTCTAGTTTTGCTTTGGTTAACTTGTCCATTCCTAACTGTAATCGATAGCGAACGTTTATCAACTTGTCGACGTCGTGTAATCTAAGACATTCATTTAAGAACGCGTTCCATTTGACGTAATCAGAAGTTGAATAAAGTTGTAAAATATCGATTGGCTGATCACGTCTCATCGATTAAATCCCTTCCGACAATTCCACAATCTAAACGGGTTTTGATTTCTTCCCTGATTTCGCTTTTCGTGTTGCTTAAAGAGTTCGGCCGTTGTCGATAAACGAAAATCGGATCGAAAAAATAAGCTATTTTTAGCTTTAACATCGTCGCGCGGTTATAAAGATCCAGGCCGTCGAAATGTTTCAAGCCGTCAGTGAATTTAAGATAGTCTAGTGCGCGTTTTCTGAAGATCGCGCCCCCGACGTGATGGTCTTTTCGGCCGTCGATTACAGCACCATTTTTGACGTTGTGAGGGTATACCGCGTCAACGTAAAGGTTGGTTATGCGGTCGTAAAGCCGCGCGATACAATCGTTCGAAATAAAGTAGTCGTCGGCGTCCAAACGGATTGCGTATTTTCCGCGCGCTTTTTTAACGGCGATATTCGAACTTGAAGCTAGACCCAAATTCCGTTCGTTGCGAACAATTTTAACGTTCGGATTATTCGCATACTTGCTCATGATTGCGAATACGTCGGGATTTGTCGAACCGTCGTCTAGTAGGATGTATTCGAACGATTCAAAATTTTGATCCAAAACGCTTTTAATACACTCTTCAAGATGTTCGGCGTCGTTATAGCAACACGTATAAACAGAGACTTTCGGCAAGATGTTATCGCTTCCGCAATGTTCGACGATATCGTCGATTAACGCGAAAGATCCGCAGCGTTTAAAAACTTTCTGTATGTTCTCAAAATCACAAGGATAATCGATTAAAAGCCTTATCCGTTTTCCTGGCTTTATACGTTCCAGCCAATCGATACTTTTCGGGAAAAATCGCGCGTTCATTTTGCGTTCGGTTACGGCGTCGATTGCGAAGCTAATATGCTCGACGTTTTTAAAAAGTAGGTGCGCGCGTCGAAGCGCCTTAGTCGAAAAGATTTCAAACGCCATGCCGTCTATAAAATTAGTGCTGTAAATGTATTCTAGGTTTTTATCCTTGTATTGTTCGATAAACCAATTGATTTGACGATAGTCTATAAACACTTTGTCGTGGCAAATTCTAACTATGTGATCGACCTTATTTTTTTCGGCAACGTCCAACATCCGTTTTAACGGATCGTCTTTCGGGCCGGAAACTATCCTTAAATCAGGACGTTTTTTAATTTTATCTTGGAACTTGTAAAGCTGTGCATCGGGAACGGCTAGAAAGGTCGTTAAGCCGGAATCGATAACCCTTGATATCAAATGATCAAGAATACATTGGCCGTTAACCCGCAAAAACGGCTTGTTCGGCATACGTTCGGAATCAAATCGCGAACAAATAATTGCGGCGAAATTCATCGTTACGATTCCAGCGAAGGAACAAAGCCTTTGAAAGTCTCGAAAGAACTACAGTTTTTACACGGACTTTTTTCGAACGCTTTCGAAGATAACAAAGCTTCACGAATTTCAATCGCGCGCGGCGAATTGAATATTTCTAAAACGGATTTTTCGCGGATATTGCCTAGCGTTAACTCTTGTTTAATATCGGGACAACAACCGACGGCTGTTCCGTTCCAATCGAAAATCAAGCGCGCATGAAATTGTATACAGGATTGGCGTTCGGAATAATCGCGTAGTTTATGTGCCATTGAATCAGTGTCTTTATTTACGCGCCCGCCGACCATGTCGCGGATGCTAATTTTGGCATCGGGCCAACGCTTGCGGCATTCTTCGGCAATATCTTCGTCGGCGTTTAACTTGGTGCGAACGGCCTGGATAACGATCTGTGTTTGACGTCCTGGCCAATTGTAAAACTTATCGATGTTGCGCGTCGTCTTATCGTGATCGCCTAGATATCGCTGTTTTTCGAACACGTCTTTTCGAAACGAATCGTAACTTATTTTCACCTTTGTTTGATAAGACAAGCCAGTAAAAATGTCGTCGCGTTCGGTTTCAAACTTAAAATTAGAGTTTGTAAGACGGTCTATAAAGGTCGAACCAACGGCCAAATCGTACGCGTATTTTGTCATTAGATGAAAATAAGGATTCATCGTTGATTCACCGCGCCAATTGAATTTAAGCGAATTAACGCCTAAAACAGCCGCTTGTTTGACGATTGTTTTAAATGTTTCTGGCGCCATAACTTGCTGTTTAAACGGTAAATTTTTCTTATCATTATGATAACAGTAAGAACACGCCATATTACAATAGCTCGAAAGTTCCAGGCTGATATCAACCGGAACGGTATGTTTTAGCTTAGGCGCGTTGATGTAACGTTGGCGATAGTCGTTATAGATTAAGCTGCCGACAGACAAAGCTAGACTCCATGTTATCGATATCAATCGTGATCGAAAGGATTTTAAACGGTTCGTTATTCAAAACAATAGCATCGCCGCGCGATAAATCCCAAGTCAATTCTGAATCCCAATCCGAAATATCCCAATACGACTTTAAGGTAGCGAAGTCCGTAGCATCGTAACTAATTGTCACTCTGTCCAGTAAATTCAAATGCGGAATAAGCGACGTTGAAAAACTAATTTCTTCGTCTAGTGAACTAACCTCGGAAAATACCGATGAAGCAACGCTAGCGGCGACGGTCGAATTTGGTATCCAATAGTTTTCAATTGAATATGTTCTAAGGCCTAAATTCCAAGCTGTGTTGGTACCTGAAACGGCGAACGCTAGCGCCGTGTTGACGAAGCTTGTATTCGTATCCGAGTTGACAAATTTAACGGCGACGCGACTGTAAAAGTTGGTTAACTTTTTGCCGTAACTGCTAATTTTTTTGATCGTGTGTCCGTATTCGGTATTTGGTAAAATTCCAAGTCCATAAAATTCAAACGCCGTCGTCGAACCGACCGTTTTTGATGTCCATTTAAAAACCCCTTGCGGCGTTATATAAGCTACGAAGTTTTCGCATTGCGCTAGCTTTTCGATCGCGTCCCAACAAGTCAATTGAGCTAAATCGGCGGCCGTCGACGTGTTTAAATTGCCGTAAGTTATCGTTGTATCTGATATCGCCCAATTGGTTGTGGTATCTTGGAAAAACGGCCTGAATATGTATGCGCCAGCGCCGTCGGTTTGATCGCGAAGTATTTGAATAAACTTACTTGCTGTAATTCCGGTCGATGTAAAGCCGTCTAAGTAACTGGCTGGAAAATCGACAAATACCTGCGAAAGCGGCTTTATGTTTAACGTAACTTCGTTTTGTCCTGAAACGTTAATGTTACCTGAAACAATCCCGATAAATACCGTCGGATCGTCCGGAAGATATTCGCTAACCCAAACGCCGTCGGCCGATAGCCATTGAAATAGATATCCGACTTCGATTTTAACCAGTGTTCTCTGTTGGCTTGCGTATCCGTACCAGTAAGAATCAAGGTTATCTTCGGGGTTATAGTTTCCTTCCGTGTTTTGCATAACAAGTTGAGCGCCGGAAAAATTGAGTTTCCCCAAACGTTGATAATCGACGTCCGAACTAATCGAACCCCATCGTTTTACGTCTTCGGTGATTTCAAACCAATCGGCTTCAAATAGGCCGGTCGTCGCGCTTCGGCGCTTGATATACGCTTTACGAAATACGCGGCTATGAGGTTTTTTGATTTCGTTGATAATCGACGTTGCAGCGTCGTCCCAAGTTAGTTCGGTATCCCACTTGTTAAAGTCCCAAATCGTAAAACTCATAACGGACCTTCAAGCAGTCGAATGTTTCCGGTGTATCCGGCGTCGGCGGCGTTATCCGAAAACTTGTAAAAATCGAAAGTTCCATCCCAGACGCATTGAAAAATAACTTCGTCCCAACCGGTTGTCGTCCCAAACGCGCAAAAAATCAGTTCGTCGTGATCGTCGTAAATTGTCTTAAGTTCGTCGCGCGCCGTTTCGGTTATAAAATCAAGCGAAAATTGGGCGCTCCATTTGTCTTCGAGCGTTTGAATTCTTGTTCCGCCGTCTGACATTCTATGCACGATATTTTGCGGCGTAATTTGCGGCGCGTAAGATTGGGCCGAAGGAACGCGCCCGTCAAAGTCAGATCTTAGCGACGAAATAACTAAATAACCGATTGTTTTATTTTGATTAGCTATAATCGTCGAATACATATCGATTGTGATCGATGTAACGTTTACGGGACTTGATATCCTGAAATATTGGCTAGGCGCTGAATTTGTAATGTAATCGGTTACGGTTGTATTTGCCGTCGATTCGAGTGGAAAAGTGTTGGCCGTCGCGCCGTTATAAAAAACCGTGTATTTTTTGAGGTTATGTCCTACAAGCGCGATTCGATCGACGGCCGTTGTTTGGCTAAATGTTATAGTCATGGAAACGGTTGTGTTATCGTCGGCGAAATCGTCCGAAGCAAATTGAAAGCGTTCATCCCGATAAAGAACGTTTTTAGCGGTCGCCGTGTTCGCGTTAACTGTAAATTGCGTCGATGTATTGACATAGTTTTTAAATAGAAGTTCCATTAAACGATACCTCGATCAAATGCTAGGGATTCGTTTCCACGTCGTAAATTAAGTAATTGTTGATCGATTGCTTTCGCTAGTTGACGCGCCGATTGTTCGTCGCCAAGTAACCCGCCGTTAACCGTTAAATTGATCGTAACACCGCCACCATGCGACGGCCCACCATTATTTAATCGATTAAGTAAATCAAAATTTCTGGTCGTCGCGTCTTTATTCATTACGAATTCACCAGGGGTTAACATCGCGGGGACCGTGTCGACAGTTCCGCCGGCCGCAAATTTTTGAATCGGTACTAAACCGCCTTCGTTAAATCCAAGCGCGCTACCGATCGACTTCAAGCCGCTAGATACTGAATCGACGACGCCGCCCTTGCCCGTTCCAGGTAGCTTGATCGTAAACGCTTCGGCGATCGCGTCGCGAACGGCTTTAAGGGCCTCGATTATCCCTTGTTTAAAGCCTTCCCAAATAGCTTTAACCAGGGCCTTGTAAAAATTAACGTCTCCGAAAGACTTAGCTAGCGCGATTGCAATTTGCGGAGTCGCGACGATAATCGCTTTTATCAGTTCGTCGATAAATTCGGGTAACGCTTCGGCAAGCGCCGAAAACATAATCGGGATATTAGCGACGATATTCGGCAAAAATTCCGCGCTAAAAAGTTGGGTGATCTGTTTAGTGAACGCGTCGCTATCTTGCGAAAGCATATTGAACATTTGGCTAACCGCGCCGCCAATGCCAGGAATAAAAGAATCGGCGAAATCGCCCAAGAGTTTACTAGATACACCTTGAAAGCCGCCCGAAACGGCGGCGTTAGCGTAGCCGGTTAGCATGTCGATATGGGATTTCTCGTCTTCGGCGGCTTGTCTTTTCTGTTCTTTTACCTCTTCGACTTGTGCTTTCTCGGCCTCTTTCGCGGCCTCTTTTTTCGCCAAAATTTCATCTTGGTAGGCTTTTACTTGATCTTTTAATGCGGCTTGTTGGGCGGCGATTTCTTTCGCGCCTTGATCTTCTTTTTTAACCGAATTATCGACCGACGCGGCTAGCGCGGCTTCACGATCTTTATAGCTTTTCTTGAATGCGCTTACCGTTTCGTCGGCCGCTTTTTTGGCGACGTTTTGAATTTCGTTAAACGAAGTTTTAATACCGTCCAAATCCAAGCTGAACGCGGATTTTAAAAGACTTCCGAAATTTGAAAAAAGGGCCGTCGTATTGGTTACGAAATTACTTAAAAAAGTTTTAACCGCCCCGAAGACGCCGAAAGTAACCTCTTGAACGTCCATAAAATCGAACTGCCACGCGGCGACAAGCGCGGCGACGGCGGCACTAACCAATCCGATCGGGCCGGTTAGAATTGTAAACGCGGTACCAACGGCGGCGATTCCAGCCGATAAAGCCGGAAGTATCGCAATAGCCGAACCTAGCGCAGCGACGAATCCGGCCACGCCGGCGGCAATTGCGGCCGATACTGCGATGAATTGTCCGAACGAATCGTTTTGTAGATATATTAGAAGATCGGCCACGGCGTTACCGGCTTTGGTTACAGCCGGCGCGAATTGCTTGCCTATCGTACCTAGCAAATCCCCGAACTCGTTTTTAACCCGCTCTAAGACTCCGAGGCCTTCGGCTTGCGATTCTGCAAATCCGTTGTATCGGGCCGTTAACGCTAACGTGACGGCGTCCATTTTTTCGGTGGCCGTTGCTGTCTCGTCTAGCTCGATACCGTAACGGGATAGCATATTGCGGCTTGTGCCAATCGATTTACCGACAACATCGAAAGCCGAGGCCATATCCATTTTGGTTGCGGTCGCAAAATCGACGGTCGCTTTAATCAAATCGTCGGTTAGTTCAAGTTGACCGGTCATTTGTTGGGCGCGCGCGATTCCCATTTGAATTTCGGAATCGTCGACGGTTGTTTTTTTCTGAATTGCCGACGTCAAATCGACATAACGCGCCGAAAGCTTATCGACGTCCAAACCTTGCGCGCGAATGGCGGCGTTAAGTTCGTTTAATGCGGCTTCGTCGCCCTTATATGCGGCGATACTTGCGCCGATAAAGCCAGTCACGGCGGCCGATACTAGCGCGGCCTTGCCTTTAATGTCGTCAAGCGCTTTGGCCGTCTTATCAAGAACCTCTTTACCGGTTTCTTTGAACTTGAGTAAAAAACTAGCTTCGCCGTTTTTGGCCATTTTGTTTATCCCTCGCCTTTTTCTCTTCTTCTAAAGCAACGCGCATGACTAACATATTGAATTGTAATTCATCGGCCGGCAATTTTGCCAATTCTGAAGGCAAAACATTATAGCGAACGGCCATAAAATCGAATTCGAGTAATCGAGTTCGAACGAATTTTAAAGGATGTTCAATTTTTTTTTATAGGTGAATTTTAGAATTTCATGCGTCAAAGCTTGCGCTAGTGCGAAGTCGCGAAAGATTTCGTCGACGAAATATCCAGAACCGTCGGGTTTAATCGACAGTTTCGGCGTAACGACGCCGGCTAGAATAATGTCTCGGCAATAGTCTTTTACTTTTTTCAGGTCGTCTAATTTATCGCGATTTTCCGGCGGTTTTCCGTTGTTGACCTTATAGACGTCGAAAATTTTTTGCAGGGTATTATAACCCTGCAAATGGTCCATAGCGTTTATTTTCTTGATCTTGAAATAAACGCCATGAACCTTAATTTTCTTCGTCTCGTTCAAATGCGAATCAAGAGACTTTTTAAAAAACAGCATTAAGCGTAACTCGTTACCACGTTTGTCAAGAATGCGCTAACAGCATAGCCAGCCGATTCAGATCGCAACACGTTAAAAGTAACTGTGCTTTGTAGCGTTTCATCCGGTCCGCCGACTTCGGGGTCGCCCGCGTCTTTAATCGTCAATTTTTGAAAGCGTACTTTCATCCCGCGACGCGCGGCCGATCCGCTTATCGTTGAACCCAAAAATTCGAATTCGCCGACGAAGCTAGATTGTGCGATCATGGCGTCGTATGCGGTCGTTGTGTTAAATCGCATATTCACCGACAATTCGTAACTTTGAATTCCAATCGGTAAAACGTCGATTGTATCGCTTCCGATTCGGCGGCTTGTCGTGTCGTTTTTCAAGTTGTTGTTCAACGAGAAATTAACGCTTTGAACGTGCCAGTAACTTGTAGTTGTGAGATTGGCTACGGCCGTCGTTTGTTCGGCTGAAAAGCGGCCGTTTGCAAACGAAAGGCATTCAAGCGCGGTCGACGTTAAAGCCGCTTCGACGTCGGTTCCGGCCGTCGCGTCTTTAAATATCATGCTAGCCGTGATAACGACGGGTTCGTCGAGTTCGGCGGCGAACGATAACGAGTTAACCTTACCGCCTGAATATTGAAACACCTTGCCGCCACTTGACGGGCCTTTACGCATATTTATGCAGATCGACGTATAAGATTGGTTCATGCTTCCAGGTCGGAATTCGTGCGTTAAAGCCGTTCCGCCGGTTGTTTCGCCGGTTGCCGTTGCCGTGGTTATGGTTCCGCCGAACGCATTTTGAAGAATGTAACCACACGCCAAATCTTCGGGATACATGTAAAATTCAAGGTCGCCTTCGACAACGCGTCCTAGCGAAAACGCTTTCGACATGGCGCGATTACGTTCGACTTGTTGCAAAATTTTGGTGTCTTTCAGCATTTTAATGCTGGAACTCAAAAACTCCAAACTAGCCGTACAGGTGTTATAAGTTCCGTAGGTCGTTTCGCGACCGACGGCTAGATAACTTTCGCCAGCAAATAAAGAACTATCGCCTACCGCCATTTTAAGAGTTCCTTATCAAATTCTTGTAGTGATCGCGCCCGATATCGAAAATCCGTTTATTTATATCGTCAATTGACGCGCTTAGTTTCCTTCGAAATTCTAACAGTTTGATTACTGTCTGTGAATCTTCGGGCCGGTATTTATATTGCATACCTTCGGCCAAATCGCCAAACTTCCAACCGGCGACGATTGTTTTTTTACTCGTTTGAATCACTTGTAATCTATAAGCTTTGACGTATTTTTCAAGCCAACGGGCCGAAAATAAAAGATTCGTCGACGTGTAAACAAGTTCGGCATTAGTCGAAAACAAATGAACGCCGCGCATATAATGAGTTTTTCCGTCGCCGGTTTTGTCGAAAGCGTAGTAACTTTCGTCCCAACAATAGTCGTAGCCAACAAGTAAAATTTTATCGTAACCGAAAAAATTACGGCGGCCGTCGTTATCGGATTGCGTAAGCAGGATAATTACGGCGTTACTTACGTTCGTACCGGCTGGAATGATCGTCGGACAACCGGATAAGCCGGCGAATTCGATTTCGCTTTTTAGAACGTCTTTTAACGCGAAAAATCGAACGTCCTTCCATTCCGGTCCAATCGTCCATTTGGGATTGCAACAAACGTTGGCAAAAAGGGTAATATCTTTTAGCTTGTCTTTTACCGGTTCGAGGTATTTTTCGTAGCTTACATTTGCATCGCAAACCAGAACAAAATCCGGCGTAATACCGTTATTAATGCAGTGAATCAGGCATTTATCGACGCAAATAATATCGACGTTTTCACGATATTTTTTTAACGTCTCGATATTCTGTTCGAAGCTGTAACCGTTTCCAATTGCAACGATCGCGCGACCGACGCCGATATTTTGAAAATCAAGAAGATCTTTCATTTCTGGAAAATGTTCGCCATGCGTTTTAGCGTGAACACGCCACTGTTTCGCCCATTGTCCATAGGCGCATTGAGATTGCTTTAAAACATCCGATTTATGAGGCATTTAGTATTCAACCTTGCATGTTAATTCCATTAAACCAACCCTCATGTGTGTCTCTTCGTCTAAAGCTAACGTGTGATAGCTCACGCGTTCCGGCTTCGACCATTTGACAGATCCGTTTAATAGGAAGTTTCGACGGATAACCTCTTCGACATTTTCCATTAATTGCTCGCATTCGTTATCGGAAGGATCGTCGGTAACGTTCGAAATGTTTTGCTGCCAGACTGCGCCGACGACACTAAATCCGCAACTTCCCATACGCTTTGGGGTTAACTGGTCGATTCCCATCGAAACTGATTCGACCGTTTTAACGTCCGGATAAATTGTCACGTATGGAAAAAAGCTGGGTTGAATTGGAATTTTCAGAGGGTTAACGGTCAAAACTTTCTGAACTCGACGCGTTAAACTTGTCGATAAATCGTAAGCCGCCGTCGAAGTGTTCGCGGTGTCCAAAATGCTTTTAAATTGCGTTTTGATATTCGTGAAATTAATCGCCATTTGATCAACTTTCCAAGAATTTAATCACTTGTTGCTCGATATCGGCTAAGGCCCCGTTCGATATCCACATAAAATCACGCTTCGGTAGTTTCGGGCCGCCGGTATTGTGAGCGAAAGCATACGGAAAATTATTTTTTGTTTTAGCATTGTTAAACCATAAAATTCCATCGGAAACGGCGCGAACGTTCGTCGGTATAAAACTTTGTCGCAATCTTCCGGTATCTTGTAATATCTTATTACCGCCCTTGCCGATCGATTCCATGAACTTTTTATAGCTAGGACTCCAAGGTTTCCAAGAACCTTCGGAACCTTCCCCTTTGTCGAAATGATCGATAATATCGCGGTAAACAACGGCGCTTAAAATCCCGATAAACTTTTTTCCACGTTCTGATATTTCGTCCGAACGCTTTTTGATATCCGAAAGGATTTTCCGAATTTCTTTATCGTCGATTTCAATTTCGGCAAAATCGGTCATTGGCTATCGATATCAGAAAGCTTGGTTGAATCGATCGCCCAATTAAGCGGATCGGCTTCGTTAAACGTGTTGTTATAGTCGGACGTATTGCATAAAACGCCGCTATCGCCGATTCTGTCAGCGATAACACTTCCGGAAGTATCGGCAACGGCTAGATTGCCTTTCGCTAGTGCGTCGAGGTTGTCCATTGCGCGCTTGATAAGTTTATCGGCCCGCGTGAGGCTTTCTTTACTGCCACGGCTGGAATTTTCCCAGAAATAGCCTAGCGAAAGTTGTTCGCAAATTGTCGTAATAATCGGCGGAACGGTTGTCTTAAACGACGAAACGTCGTAACGATTTGAAAGCTTTTTATCGATTTCGTTTTCGGCCCAAACGATACATTGACCGGCTAGCGAAGTTGTTGCCGTGTCGAATGTTACGCCGACCACAAGCGTTTCAAGTGACGTCGTCGTCGCGTAAGTTCCCATTATTCGGCCTTTTTAAGCAAATGTCCGCATTCTTTAACTTTACCGACATATTCGGAGTAAACAGCACCGCTAGGGGCCTTGGTTTTTTTTACGACTTTGTCGCCGACTTTATGATAAGTCGATTTCGAAGCTTTGCGTTCGTATTTGCGTTTTTGTTTTTCGTGATATTCTTTCGCTTCGACTTCCCTTGCATCGTGCAATTGGTCCATGAATTTACCCCTAAAAAAAGTGGCTAGGATTTACCTAGCCACGATTCTAGTTAGTTTCCGTCGAATTAAGCAACCGTGTTTTTGATCAAGTATCCGGCAAGCGATGCAACGATTTTCGCTTGGTACTTCATTTGAACTTCGATTGCTTCGGCTTCACGTTCTTCGACGCGCCATCGTTTAACCATCGGCGTACTCTTACGGAAGATGTAACCGGCGGAAGGTTGTTTCGGTCCAGGTCGGGCCGGTTTGTAACCCAAGAACGAAATAGCGCCAAAGAAGTTTGTCATGGTTGTTGTCGCGCCTTCGTGACTTGAATCATAAGCGCCGTTTCCGATCAAAATTTCTGGAATGTCGAACAATCCGCCCAACATTGCCGGTGTCATTTCGCGGCTTGTGTATTTAACGCGATCCAAAACCGATAGGTGGTTTTTGATTGCGGTAAATGTCGCGCGCGGAATAACTGCAAAATTCGGCTTGAATCCACTGTTGTTGATAACGGTTGTGCAACCGGTATCGTAAACAGGAATTGGGTTAGAAACGGTTGTATCGGCGTTGAACGCTTGCGCGCCAGTCAAAGATACGTTTAGTGACCAGTTAGTATCAGTGAACAAATCGGCAACGGATTTTTCCAATCGGCGCAAGATCACGTCCGAAAGTTCTTCGGTCGTATCGGCGCGCAAATCGGCAATATCGTAGTTATCGGCTTGATCGTCGCCGACGTAGTCT